TTTGGGGACCTCCTGGACCCGAGGTTCAGAAAGATCTTCTTCGAGACCTATAAGCAACTTCCCTCCATGCGAGGGAATCTGTACACGGATATCACAAGTGATCGCGACACCGTGCGGGATAGCTCGGTTGGAACCCTTGGGGACCTGGTGGAATTCACCGGCACCATCACCTACGACGACATGTCGCAGGGGTACGATGTGACGGAAACCCACCGGCAGTTCGCGAGCGGGTTCCAGGTCGAGCGCACGCTGTTCGACGACGACCAGTTCAACATTCTGGACAGACGTCCTGCCGGCTTAGCCACGTCTGTGGCTAGGACGCAGGAGGGCCACGCGGCCCGGTTCTTCAACAACGCCTTCAGCATCGATACCTACTTTGCAAACCATTCTGAGGCGGTGGCCCTGTGCAGCAACTCGCACACGACCACCTCTGGTGCGAGCACCACAACGGGGTTCGACAACCTCGTGACGACGAGCCTATCGGCTGTCAGCCTTGAGGCTGCTCGGGTGCAGATGCAGGACTTCCGCGGCGACCGCGCCGAGCGCATCAGCATCATGCCCGACACGATTCTCATTCCGGCTCAGGGGACGATGGAAGAGACGGCGTGGGAGATCATCAATTCGCAGGGGAAGATCGACACGGCGAATAACAATGCCAACTTTCACCAAGGCAAATTTAAGGTGATGGTTTGGCACTATCTCACCGACGCGAATAACTGGTTCCTGATTGACTCAGCGTTCATGAAGCAGAATCTCTACTGGGTCAACAGGATTGCGCCAGAGTTCGGGTGGGTGGAGGACTTTGACACTCTCGTGGCCAAGTACCGCGCCTACACGCGTTACGGTTCGTACTACGTGGACTGGCGCTGGGCGCTCGGCGCGCAGGTGAGCTAGGAGGAGCAATGAAGCGATTCTTCAAGTACGCCTGGGCACTCGCCACAGCGACGCTGCTCGTGGCTGGCTACTATGAGTATTGGTACTTCCTTGGAGCTGCCGTCTCTGGTGCAGCCTTCTATTGGGTGTATTACTACAAGGGGGGGTACGCCTAATGGCGTTGGGTCAGCACGGCAAGAAGCGTCTAGGGATGTTTGGCGGGAAGAAGCCCTCGCAGCACGTCGTCTCAGGGCCGATGCCCGCCGTTGGAGGGCCAAGACCAGACAGCACAGCCAGTTGGCCCAGCAGCTCCGGCAAGGCAAACACCGCCCCGGGGGCGGGGAAGTATCCGCTGGTGAAGACCTTCGTCGCCGGGGCCTACATGCCAGGGAACCCAGGGGGGAAGCACAAGCTGGGCAAGGCCAAGGCGAAGGAGATTCTCGAACATGGTGAAGTGCGCGGGCACAAGCTGACGAAGAAGCAGAAGGGGTTATTTGGGGCAGTGGCTGGTGGAACCAGCCGCAAGATGCGCTAGTCCAGCACGGGGCTGCGCGTGTGATGGACGCCGCGAGGCGGCGCGAATCGTGGCAAAGGAGAAGTGAATGGGATATCTCACGAGGTATGGTTCATACTGGGGGATGATTCCCCAGACGCAGGGGCGTCTCTTCTGGGTGGCTCCAACAGACACCTATACCGTTGAGGGCCGCTCGTACACATCTAGCGATGGGAATGATGGGCTCAGCCCTGAGCGGGCGTTTCGCACCATTGACTATGCCGTGGGCCAGACCACCGCTAATGTTGGCGATGTTATCGTGCTGATGGTCGGCGCCCACTCGGTGAGCGCTACCGTTGCTGTTGATGTGGCGGGGATCACCATCACTGGGATTCCTGGGAGCGCCCCGCTGCGGGGCAGTCGGATGAGCCCTGGTGGTGTGCGTAATCGCACGACCGTTACTTCGACGGAAACGGCTGGGATGATTTTCACTGTCACCGTTGCCGATGTGGAAATCTCTTATCTGCATCTCACACCCATCACGGCCGGAGCCGGGATCAGCGCGTCGAACGCAGCCGACAGGCTGTTCGTGCACGACTGCACGTTCAACCTTGGGGCAACGACACAGACGGCAACGTTTGGTATCACATTCCCGCTTGGTACTGGCACCGCCACACATAACGACGACACGGTGATTAGCAACTGCTACTTCCAGGCAGGGGCCAACGTGGGTCCGTTTATTCGTGCGGCTGGAACGTGCGATGGCTTGACCATTCAGAGTTCCACGTTCGAGTTGATCGGCGCAGCGGCGATGGACGATGCCATCGAGTGCACCCAGATCAACTTGGGTACGCATATCCGGGATAACGATTTCTATACACCTACATCAGCAACGACTGTATTTACAGATTGTATCGACATGACGGGTGCAACCACGGACGGGTCAACCCAGGTCTACCGGTGTTACTTCCCGGCAGGCTCAGATGCGTTCGAGGCGACTGCCACAGCGGACATTGAGACCGCGGAGAACTACATTTCCACTAGCACAAGTGGAGTCGTCGTGGGGAGTGCATAAGCGGGGGGTTCATGGTCCATCGCAAAGATTCTGGGCATCCCCCAGGGACCATTATACTCGCAACCGGTATTCAGCCGCGGTACTACGAGTTTCAGATGTCTCTCGATGCCGTTGAAGCTCCAGAGGGAACGAAACTGCACATCGAGAGAAGTTGTGATATCACGCAGAACTTCAACAAGGGCATCAAGACCATGACCGGCGAGTGGGCGTGGTTCCTTGGAGATGACCACGCCTTCTCGTCGGACCTGCTGTTCAAGTTTCTGAATCATCGAGTCGATGTGGTTGTGCCGATTACGCCCTGCAAGATCGCCCCGTGGATGCCATGCATGATGCACGGGCCGGAAGAGGGCGAACCGTTCTGGCACGAGGGGATGTTGCTCTACGACTGGAGCCAGCTCTCCGACCCGGGGCTGTTCGCCCTCCCGAAGGGGGACTTCATCGGGCAGGCCGGTATGCTGGTGCGGAAGCACGTGCTTGAGAAGCTGGGGTATCCCTGGTTCAAGGCTGGGCAGCTAGACCCTGGTCGGCTGCAAGAGGACATGATGTTCTGCCACGAGCTGCAGCAGCTTGGATACACGGTATGGGTGGATCGGGATGTAATCCTTGACCATTACATCGTCATGGGCGTGTCCGCGCGCCGACACCAGGGGCAGTATGTCCCCGCGCTGAAGTCGGGGGCGAATATCTTGGTGCTCCCTGATGCTGTGCCGGTGTTTAACCCCAACACGAAGCATAAGGGTCTCCCGCGGATGCTGTGGTCTGCCGCGCCGAAGGAGGTCGAGGCCGCATGAGCATCGAGCTCTGGGAGGCTGCATACTTGTTCACCACGCTGGAGATGGAGAAGCGGTTCCCCGGTGTGCTGTTCAAATCCCCTCGGCACCTGGTGAACATCTGGGGTGTACCATTCATCGGCGAGGGCACGGAGATCGGAGCGTTCGTGGAGATCGGTGACGACGCCCGCATCGGTAGGATGTGTAAGATCGGCGCTTTTACGTTCATCCCTCCATGCGTCACCATTGGAGATGGGGTGTTCGTGGGACCCAGGGTGACGTTCATGAATGACCGCTACCCCCCCTCTCCCCGAGGGGAGTGGCTCCGTACGTTCGTGAAGGACGGCGCGGTGCTTGGTGCAGCCTCGGCGATTCTTCCAGGAGTGACCGTTGGAGAGGGCGCCATCATCGGTGCTGGGGCCGTGGTGACTAAGGATGTTCCTGCAGGTGAAACCTGGGTTGGTAACCCCGCAAAGGAGATCAAGCGTGTCTGATGTGAAAGCAGCAGTGGACCTCGACAAGCCTACGCTGCGTCATCGCCAGGTGAAGGAGTTACAGGCCGAAGTCGAGCGGCTAGAACTGCAGGAGCGCGACCCTGACAGGGCGAGGGGGTTCCGCTCTGGCACCGCTGGGTACGACACCAGCGTAGGAAGGAAAAGCCTGCGCCAGGCGAAGCAGATGCTGGCTCAGGCGCCGAAGCAGAACCTCGAACCAGAGGAGCGCGACTACCTCGCGACGCAGGCCAAGACGCTTGAAGAGAAGATTCGCCACGGTATGCCTACGCAGTACGAGATGCGGGCGAACCCTCCGGGGTCGGTGGCGAAGCACATGAAGTGGGAGAAGGGCAACAAGAAGGACATCATGCGCTGGAAGAACGCGAAGGTCCGCTTAGAGCCCGACAATGAGGACCAGGACCTGGCCAACGTGGAGATGCTGCGTCCTTCTGGCCATCGCTGGGTCCCGAGCGAAGCCTACAAGACCGGCTACGACCGCATGGAGTGGGGTGAGACCGCTGCAGCTTCACCGGAGGGCTTTGGGGTGAACGTCCCCGTCCGGGAGGAGAGTGGCAAAGCCAGTAAGTATGTCTGCGAGTGCGGCCGGGGGTTCGATCATCACCTGGGATACCATGCGCATCGCGGGCGGTGCCCCCAAGCTCCGCCAGAGGCGCGTCGGAAGCAGATGAAGGACGTCATTGCCGAAGTCGGCACTGAGGCGGGAGGTGAGTAATGGCCTTCCCCTGGCTCTTTAGTTCGGGGTTCGAACGTGGCACCAATGGGGAGTGGTCAAGCGAGACGGACGCCAGCTCTCTGCTTGACTTTCCTCATTACACGCGGTTAGCACCGTTCAAGCTGGCTCCCTACCGGGGCGCGTACTGTATGCGCTTCCTTCCTAATGCGGCGGCGGACGCCTTTGTCGTGCGGACAGAGACTATCGCCTTAGCGGCGACGTGGGCCGTCCGCGTCTATGTTTATGCTGACCAGCTCACACTAGCGGCAAGCGACCGGTTCTCCCTTGTAGAGCTTCAGTCTGCTGGGGATGTCGTGGAAGCAGCGATGGGCATTCAGGCTACTGCTGGTGGTGTGCTGCAGTGGTGGTGTGGGGAGAACGCTGCTGCGGGAACGATCCGTGCCCAGAATATGGGTGCACAGGGCGTCTGGACGCACCTAGAGATGACTGGCACGCTAGACAGCGGTGTTGGGAACGACGGTACGCTCAGCTTCTTCGTCGATGACGGTGCTGTTGGCGCAGCAATCACGACGTTGGACCAGGCGGCCATCGCCGAGATACAGGTTGGGGGGATGGGCCTCGACGCTGGGACGACTGCGGGTCGCATTCTCTATGACGATGTCGTCGTGGATGAGCTGCAAATCTTTCGGGACCGGGAGCGCTTCCTGTTTAGCAAACGCACCACGTTCAGTGACGACCACCCCATCGTGGGGCCGGGAAAGTTCAGCATTGCCGCGACGGGTACTGGTGGCACCGGCAACCTCGTCGTCACAGCGTATGACAGCGATGGCGTGGATCAGAATCTTGAACCCCTCGTGGTCCTGCGCAACACCGCCGCGAACGAGTTCGTCCCGGGCCACGATATCTTTGAGGTCCGGCATGGGCTCTACCTGACCATGACCGGCACTGCCGGGCAGGCGTTCGTCTCCATCGACAAAGGCGGGCTGTGGGATGAGGCCCAGTATATCACTCGGGGGCTGACGAAAGGAGGGCCATTCCCATGATCGAATTTGATGCAGAGGAAATGGTCTTCATTCGGGCTGTGGCAGCCGGTGTCCTTGATGAAGAGATCAAGAACCTCCTGGAGCTGCGTAAGGACATCGAGCCCAAGCTGAAAGCGCTTGGTGGTCTTCAGGATTCGCAGAAGAACGTGGCCAAAGCAAAGAGCCTTCTCGCCGAGGCAGAGCACAGCAAGGCCCAGGCCGCCGAGGCCCTGCTAGAGGCACGAAAGAGTGCAACAGCCACCCTCGATGACGCTGCTGAAGCACACGGCGAAGCACATCGTCTTTCTGCAGAAACGAAGACCGCGCGTGATAGAGCCTTTGCTTCAGGAGCAGAGCTTGATGCCCGTAGCAATGAGTTTGATCTCTATAAGTCGCGGGAGGAAGCCCGACTTCGTGACTTTGAGGCTGTGCTCAAGCGGCGCGAAGACGCTGTAGCTGCACAAGAAAAGGAGCTAACGGACAAGCTAGCCAAGATGAGGCAGATGCTCTAGTAGAGGTGCGTTGTGGCAAGTGTTCGACACACCTTTAGCGTTGCCATTGCCGATGATGCCTCAGCAGTTGCTGGCAGTCTCGTCCTCCCGTCTCATTGGAACGCTGTCCACACGCTCTCAGACATTGCTGGGCAGGCGTCGCTTAACGCCGTCTCGAACGCCGTCTCCGTTGTTAGCCAAGCTCTAAGCGCTCTTTCTCAACAGAATAGCGTCGAACACGCCGCGCTCAGTACTCGGGTTGATACGCAAAGCCAGGGTATCTCGGTACTCAGTCAGGCAGTCTCTGTTATCTCGCAGCAAGTCTCTGTTCTCTCTCAGGCTCACTCCGTTCTCTCGCAGACTGTTTCTGTCCATTCTCAGCGATTTAGCACCCTCGGCGGTGGAGCCATCTCGATGTACCTCCGGAAGACGGGGGCTGGAGATTTCGCCTGGGAATGGGGTTCGGCTGCGGCTGGGGGCGTTGGGAGCGTGACCTCGGCCCAGCGAGACATACTCTCGAATCAGGCATCCACGCTGTCCCTGCGTGTGTACAGTTCCCAGCTGACCGCTGCGGTGAGCGTTAGTGGGCTGATCTCGACAGATAACCGTGTCTCGAACGCGGTTAGTATCGTCTCCACCGCCGCGAGTAATGCCCTCTCGG